ACGAGGACCACCTCCATGATCCGTGGTTGCCACTTCAGCTTGCCGCCCTCCAGCTCCCTCCATCCCCAGATCTGGAGCTTCCTGCTGGGCTGTGAAAGCCAGGTGATTGCGTTCGCCCTGGCCTCGGTGTTGATCTTCTTCCTTCGGGCCGGCAAGTTGCTTCCCGTGGTGGCTTGAATCGCTATGGTCATGCGATCGGTCAGCACGAGGATATCGGCCAGGTTGAATAGGTCGCGGCGAACCATGGCGGTTACCTTTGCTTCCGCTCTCTGTTTCCACCCCTCGGTAAACGCCGCCCTAAGGGTGATCGGAGCCGGCGCAGGAGGGCCTCCGAATGATGCTCCTTGGCGCGCCCTCAGTACGTCATCAGCGAGCTTCTGGAAGTCGCCAAGGCAGCGCATTAGCTCCTCGTTCAAAGCCTCCTTCTTCTCGAACGTCACGTTCGTCTCTACTATTTGGTACAACAAGCCCAGCTTGCGGACCAGCTCGGTTGTGCGGGAGGTGGGGGAAGTCACGAGAAAGCCTCCGGTGGAACCCCTGTCACGTAGAAGGTCTCCGGCCTGACCGTCGCACGCTCTCCGTCGAATCGATCGATAAACCGCTGGGCAGTCTTTGGCAGGGTTACGCTTGCTATCTCAATTCCCTCGTCGATGAGGTCGAAGTAGCACCCGCCGACGTAAACGTCGAGATCGGGGAAAATCCTCCGCAAAGATCTGGCTATGGGGCACGAGTCGCCGTCAGCAACAACTCCCAGGTCGATGTCCTCCTGTGTCACTTCGATCTTTACGCGCATTAGTCCACCCCTTCCGTATCCGGAGCAAGACGCTCGATTGTGAGTTTGAATTTCCCCTGGTCTACCTTCTTTCCGTAGAGCTTCTTCACATCGTCGGGGTAGTTGTACTTGGTGTCGGGCTGCCACTTCCCTTTAGCTTGGAACCTCCCGCCTGCGAACACCGCAAGCTCGACACCCCGCAGTAGGGCTTTCATCCTCTTGTCTGCATGCGCGTACTCCGTAGCCGCTTCGTCCGTGCGCTCCAAGATGCGCGCCAATTCCGAGACCTCGGCGTCCACCTCTTCCGAGAGAATTACGGCACCAGCGCCGTAGTCCACGCTCGGGAAGCACTGCCGGCCGAAATGGCGACAGCGAGCGCAGAGCGTTTGGTCCTTTGTAAAATCGGGGGCCTCCTTCGCCTCGATCCCGTCTATTGCGACGCGCACCCGCTTGAGGGCTTCCTCGGTCTCCTGGAGGTGATCTTCCAGCTTCACCCACAGAAACCGTGGACCTCCTGGCTGCACCAGGATAAGCAGGCCCACGGGCGTTCCCAGGGCCAGCAGGTAGGAAAGGAATTGCAGGACGTACTTCTTGCCGTACGAGCTGCGCTGAAGGTCTTCCAGGGACTCGGCCCTGGCGACGACTTGGCCACTCTTAATTTCGTAGGGTATTTGCCAGCCCTTGCCGCGCACCACAGTAATGCCGTCCTTGTCCGTCTCCGCCGGAGACCGATCGATCACCGCCAGAAGTCCGTCAACCTTGCCGCGAAGTAGAAGAATGCCATCGCGGTCTCGCACTTCCACCATCCGCTGCTCCCCCATCCTGCTGAATTGCAATCGCTCCTGCTGTGGCAACACCCCTAAACGGTTAGAGATCACCCGCTCGATCTCGTCCCCCATGAGCATGCGCTCTCGCGCGTCGTCGGGAAGATCCTCCGGCGGTCCACCGCCCGCCATGTCGTAGTACATGCTTCTCGCGCAGCCGTGGATGCCGCTCGCGTAGACGTAGTTCCTGGGAAGCCCGGAATAGCTGGGCTTGAGCTGCCGCGTCTGTTGGCTCCAGGCTTGGATGAGTGCGGTTTCCAGGTCAAGCAGGTTCATGGCTTGCGCTCATCTTTCTCGATCTTGGCGCTGCCCCACATGCTCTCGATCTTGGCGCTGTCCCCCATGCGATCGATCTTGGCGCTGTCCCCCATGCTCTCGATCTTGGCGCTGTCCCCCATGCGATCGATCTTGGCGCTGCCCCCCATGCGATCGATCTTGGCGCTGTCCCCCATGAAGACAACGCGCCCATAGCGAACATCGATAGCTCGGCAATCGCCAATGAGAATCCAGCAGCCTTCCAGTAGGAGTTTCTTGGTCCCGGAGCGCACGATCATCCGCTCGGCGATGTCGCGTACCTTCGCCTCTGCGCCCTCTTTGACTTCATCCCACCACTGCGGCGCCGTCTCTTCGTCTAGTCTGAATTTCCAGGTCGCTACGTCGCCCCACTCGACCGGGGTTAGCTCGACCTTGGCGAAATGCCGGCAATGCGACTGATCCGGTAGGTTGAACCAGGTCACCAGATCCGAATGCGAGTCGAGCATCGGGTGGTGTAATACGTCACCGTTTTTGAGCACGATTGCGGACAGAAAGTTGCACATTACTCTTCTCCCTCCTTCAGGTTGGCCAGCTCCTTGAGTGCCCTCTCGATCTTCCAGCTTGCGTCAAGCTTCTCTACGGAGCGGTGGCCGTAGTCCTTGCCGTCGCTGCCCTTGTATTTCGTGATTCTGTAAAGGAGCTGCGCTGCTGCCGTAGTGTCCCCCTTGCAACGTTCCAGGATGGCCTCGCGGAGCTTCTTGCGCAGCGCCTCCAGATCCTCCGGTGACGCTTCCTCGCTTCGCTCCTTGGAAGAGCCAAAGCCTGCCCCGCCCTGGCACATGCTCGACTTCTTCCAGGTCCCCTTCCAGCACTCGTCGAGGTAGGTAGGCTCCAAGCCGTTCATGCCGAAAAGAGCCCGGATCACCTTGGATTCCCAGCCGGCGTCGCAGGAGCTTTTCAGGTCCGGAAGGTAAGCCTTTCCGCCCTTCAGTATGAAAGCTCCAGTTTCATCCACCCGCCGCCCCGTCCACCCCTCGATCTCGTTGCGCGAGGATTCCAGCTCCATCCAGTCGCCACCAAGGAATTCGGAGCGGGCGCGGCCCCGCTTGCGGTAGCTCACCACGCCGTTCTCGTCCACCTCCTTGATCGGTTCCAGGCTCTTCCAGCCGTCCGCCGGCTCGAACTTGAGCCCAAGGTAGGGGCGGACCTTGCGGCATCCCGAGGAGGTCAGGAGCGCGCGAACGTCGCCCCCCTTTCCCATGAGAACCCAATCTTTCGGGTTTGTGCTCCTGACCGCGGCGTCCCGAACGCTGCTTACGCCGGCCACGAACCGCTCTGCGGCCACCATGCGGTCCTGAACCGCCAGGTCAAGCATGTTCGGAGCCTCCCGGCTCACGAGGGCCGCAGAGCCCCCTTTCTGTGCGCGCACGAGGGCATTCCCCGCCGTCTCGATCTCGTCCATGGGGATGACTTCGCCGTCTTCGATTTCGTCTTGCAAGAGCCTTCTCCTTTCGAGCACTCCGAACCGCTCGCGGTGGCCCCGGCGAACCGGGGCTTTCGTCAACGGTCAGTCTCGCGGGTTCGCGGCGAGCCATTCCTCCGGCGTCCACCCCTCCTTGCAGTAGATCCCCTCAGGAAACTCGCCGAGCGTCACGAACCGGTAGCAGCCGCAGACGTTCCCCTTCGCGTCTCGCACGGCGCCCCATGGGCCGGGGCCGGTGTCCGGGGCCACTACGTCACGGCGATCGATCCCTGCCGCCTTAAGCCCCATGAGGGCTGGAAGGGAAACCACGTAGTACAGGCCCGGGGCGGGCTCCGGTAGGCCCGCGGCGACGTACTCCCGCCGAACGATCGGCACCGCCATTTGATACAGCTCGGCCTCGACAGGCCCCCAGTTGACCACCTCAGAGTTGCCGTCTCGCATCCCGGATTCGGCATGGCCCGAAAGGAGCCACTCCTTCGAAACGCGTTGCTCCTTTTCTTCGAGCCGAAAAGCGGGTTCCTGCGGGTGAAGGATCACGAGCGGTTCGTGAGTGTCCATTCGGTACACGGTCACCGGGTGGGGTGTGAGGTTTACAAAATGCGGCATATCAATCCCCTTTCGAGGTCGAGATGTCCGTCCATTCGGAGCGTCTCGCGAAAGCCCGGCAAGCCGGGCAATCGTGAAACCCCCAGGTCAAGCAGGTTCATATTCGAGATAGGTGAAGATAGCCGGATGAATCCTCCGCGCTTCCGCTTCCGAGATCCTGCGACAGCGTTTCCGCAGGTAGTCGGGAGTCACTCCGGATGTTGCCACGTCGCTGTTCGGACGGTCGAAGATTCCCGTCAAGCAATCGTAGCCTTTCCCGTTGAACAACTCCCGCCCATCGTCGCCAAGGATGACTGCGATAGCATTCGCCGCTGGGTTAGGGGTGGGGCCACCCGGCCGCACGTGGCGCTGGGTGGTGTCCATCCGCTTGTGAAGCTTCGAGGAATAATCCGCGTAGAAGCGATAGCCTTTCATCGGAGCACCTCGACATTGCAGAAGTTCAAGGACGCACGTTGCCGTCCGTGTTGCGGGTGGACGAAATCGACGACTAAGAAGTCGGGCTTTCTATCGTGTGTTGGTGCCGCTCCGGAGATCCTGACCTTGGGCGTGATCGATGCCACGGTACCGCGGATGCCAGGCTCAAAGAGACACACGGGCCGGCCTGCATAACCGGAGTAATACGCTGGCACGGGGAAGCGTGGCGTAACGGTGTCACCTGCCTTAGGTTTCATGATGCAAACCTCACGTCGGAGATTCCCCGGTTGAACGTCACCATTTCGCGTACCAGGCGTTTCGCTTCCGTGCGATCCTTGGCGAAGCAAACGAACCGACCAGCGCAGGGATTTGGCGAGTAGCGCTTGACTTCTACCGTCTCGTCATGGGTGCCACCGTAGTCCTTGGAAACCGCCACGTAGAGCCGGTGTCCTATGCCGCGATACTGACCACGGGGGAGCCACTGACCGCGAGCCACATAGCCGAAGCGGTCGATTCTCTGGAGTCTCATTCGGAGCTTGAGGGTAGTTAGGGGAGGTTCTATGAATTTCGGTTCGTAGCTCATGGCGTCAATCCTTCCATTCCGGGTGGGTTTCGCGGAAGTGAGAAGCGGCCGACTTCATGGTCGCAATAGATTCCTCTAAGGTGGGTGGGCGGTCAAACTCTATGCACTTAGGACAAGTGATTCCGAAACCGGAGTTAGAGACGAATCCAGGCTCACCGCAACGGGTTCCGGTACTGGCGTTTCTGCGGTGAATGACTCTCATGATCCGCCCCACTGCTTAAGTAGGAAATTGGCTAGCTTGACGTATCCGAGGTGCTCACCCGTCGCGCCACCCGGCTCTAGACGATAATGTTCGTATAACACCGAGAGGTAGCGCATCATCCCTTCATGGCTTGTTGGGAAGTCGGCCGCTACGGGCTTAGACGGTCGCGGATCGCGGCGGAAGGTCTGTTCGTGGGCGCTCATGGCTAATCTCACAAAGACCAGAGACAGCATGGCATGTCCTTTCGTTGGTCGAACCGTAAGCGGCTCGCGGGCGTTCTGGGCGTGGCGTTCCCAGAACGAACCGCGAAACGCCTAGTGCGTGACTTCCAGGGCCAGTTCTGCCGCGCACACTCTGAGGTAGTTGTCGGTAGAATCTACGATGCCCCACAGGGCATGCTCGAAGCGTGGCTTGCCGTCAGGATCTACCAGAACCACGCCGCAGCACTCGTGATCCTGTTTCCGTTCGTCTTCATCCATCCAAGACAGATCCGCGCCGTAGTCCGGTCTGGTCTGCCAAGTCCATCCGTAGAGCTCGAACACGTCGCGCTCGGCTTTCGCGAGTTGCAAGGCGCCCATAGCTTTCTGACCAACAACGTATCCCGCTTCGCGGCGGAAGAATTCGTAACTTCGGCGTAACTGTGCGTCCATGGCTTAGTTCTCCAGGATGGAATCGATTGACACCGGTCGCTCATTGCCCGGGGTGCGTCCCGGGAGAGCCACAAACGCCCCATCGGTACGCATGAGAACGAATCGCATATCTTTCCCCTTTCTGGGTTAAGCACTTCTACCAGGCGCCGAACGGTGGGATGCTCGGCGCTAGGTGGAGGCGAGTAGCAGGGCGTTTCGTTTCATGGCGTTCTCCTTAGAAGCGGCAGAGACTTTTCGAGCCGCTTGTGTGTCCTCGGTTGTAGGCTTTCAGCTCTTCTCGGTTGTAGGTTTCGAGCGGCAGATAACCACCAAACCGCCCGTCGTGATAGCCCTTGTCTTCGGCTTCATCCTTGGCGACCTGCGCTTTCGTTCTCTTTGGTGGGGCAATGGCGCCCTCCTTTCGTTCGATTGAACCGCTACCGCCACACTTTGGGCAAGTGCGAGCGTAGAAGCCTAGAGCGTTAGGGTTACGCCGCGACGGCTTACGCTTTTCTGGCAGGTATCCGCGACCCATACAGCGCTTGCACGTGTCGTAGGTTTTCATTTCGTGTCCCTTTCATCGGGAGTCGTTACGGAACGGGACTCGGGGAATCCCGAACCGAAGCGGCTCTAGAGGACGGAGATGGCGGTTGCTATTTTGCCCTGATGTTGGGAGGTCGTGACGGAATAGCGAGCGTCGGGAATAGTCCACACATCGCGCTTTTTCCATGCAATCGGCGTTCGAGTAGGAGTAGACAACGTACTCGATACCCTCCTTGTCGCGCTCCAGATCTTCTCTCCAACTAGCTGGCAGTCGTCCGTAACTGGAAACCTCTCGATGAGACCGGCCACTTAGGGAGCCGGTACTGTTCTGGAAATCCTCGTTTCGGCGCAGCGCTTCGGCGAACACCTGGAAGCCTTCTTTCTTGTTTCGGAGCGTTTTCATCTTGTTCCCCTTTCGTTGAACGCACTCTCCCCTACCCGCTTTCAGACCACAAGCTACAGGGTGCTCACAAACTGCGCAGTTTTGTCGGGAAGGTAGGCGGGAGTAGGCGTTTTCTCGTGCTGTTTTTCTTGGCTCTGGCGGTCCGGTTGGGTGGCGTGTTACTAACGGTAACAGGCGCTCCCGGGGCCTAATACACGACATTTTTGTCGCCTATTGAACCTGGTAGAGCAGTGCCTTCAAGGGCTTAGGTTTCAGCGGATAGGCGACAATCTTTTCGCCTTGACGGAATCCGCCCGTGAGGCGCAGAATCCTCCTCGTGCCTCAGTCCACCTCAAGAGCCGCAGAAGCCACCCATAGGGCCGCTCCCGCCGCCGTACAGGCCGATCGAGGCACGCTCCAGCCGTATCCCTAGGACCGACCCCCACGGTCCTACACGGGCCGTTCTGGCGGAAATCGAGCCACGTATGGCCTACTCCTCCGGTGACAGGGAAAAGCGGATCCAAGCCTAGGACGTCTCGCGAGCTCGCCTAACCGTCGAGAGTCGCTCCACCCCTGCGAGACAAGGCGCCAGAGGAGACACCGCCGCCTATCCTCTGTGAGCACCCAAACGCCCGCTTAATCTAGGCGCGTCCCCCAGGCCCGTAAGGGAAGGGGGATAGTAGGGGGTTAGGATTGAGATCGCAAAACTGCTTAAACGTAACGCTTGCGCTTCGAGCGCGGGAAGGAACGGCACAATGAGCAAGAGAGACAGGGACGCGAGACTCGCCTGGGATATCGCTACCTACTTCTGGAAAAACATCGGTGTCCCTGGAAACCAACTGCGGTACGACGAATGGTCGGCCAAGGTCCGAAATTTCGGCCTACACGGGCCAGCCGGAACCGCACTTGGCGGACCGGAGTAACGCTTGCGCTTGGATCGAGCGCGGAAAGGACGGAGAGGATGCCTCCAAAGGAGGTCAAGTACGTTCTGAAGACTCGAAGGCCAAAGGGCCGGAACTGGAAGGTAGAAGACACCGGCCACGGCAAGGCCGGCTACGATCGGCTGGCCGAACTGGCGCGGAGCATTCGAGCCTCTGACCCAATGTACAGGGTAGTGGCCGAGATACGGATTGATTGATGAAAGCCACAAAGCGAGGACACCTGCCCATGTTCCCTCAGAGCCTCCCGACACCCGACGACGAACGGATCTTCCTAGTAGAGAGCTGGTCCCCAAGGAAGCGCACGAAGGCGGTATCCGTGCTTCTCAAGAGGAAAAAGCCACAGGCGCCCAAAGGGGAAGGAAATGTCTAAAGCGAAGCGCGGCAAGCTGCTACAGAATCTCACCTGGGAGAATCTACGCCAAGCCTCCCGCGAGATAGGACGACCCGAACGAGCACCGAACCGGCCCAACGTAGTCACCGCGAAACGCTCCA